ATTGAAGGAAGCGCATTTACTCGACGCCGTGTTGAGCAAATACACGACGGTTGGGTGTTGCTGCAGGGCATGGGGTCTCCGCAGTCACAGCCCGACTGGGAGCGTCGTGGCTGGAAGCTGTTCCGCAAGGCGCTCCCCCGCCTTCGGCCACGGCACGTACCGCTGGAGGAGGACCTGCCGGAAGTCCCGCCACCCAGCCCGCAGCCGGTGGCGGAGTTCGCGGAGGCCACAGAGCCATGTGACGACGACGTCAGTGCTGCTGCGGCGGATGAGGGGCGCCCATGAGCAGGCAAGATCGCGCAATCAAGCTGCTGAAGACCGTGCTCACCAACACCGACCTTTCGGACATGTCCAGAGAGCATCAGGCAGCACTAGGCGTGATGGCCATCGCGGTGCTGGCAAACAAGGACGAGATGGTCGACAAGGTCATCGATAAGTTTGCGTTTGTGGAGAAGTTCGCAGAGGTGGCGGAGCCGATTGACGACAGCACGGGAGCCGACTGGGAGAAGCAGCCGTGAGCAAACCGCTACCGTGTGTCGATTGTGGGAAACTTCCAGTGATAATCCACGGCGATCTAGGGTTCGGCTGTGTCCACATTTGTCGAAACGACGATCTGGGGCTTACCTGTGTCGGCATGTGCATTGGTGAAGCATCGAACTTCAAAACGAGAAGGCAGGCCGTGGCGGCATGGAATCGATACATGGGTCGTCAGTCTAGCGGAGCCGACGGGGAGGGGCGGCCGTGAGCAGACAGAAAACCCTGTTCGCCGAGCCCGACGGCGACATCGAGTACATCGGCCAGAAACTGCCGTTGGACCTGGACTTTGGCGACTACATCCTCTTGGAGCCGGAGGAACTGGCCGATCCGGACATGGCCCTCGGGGAAGAACTAGTCACGCTGGAAGACGACCCCGACCCGCCCGACCGAATCGACCACACTGTCCTAGACGTGCAGTTGGCGATTCGAGCCCGTGACCATCTGCAGTTCGTCACGGAGGACCGGTTGATCTGTGGCATTCCTGTAAAGCTGGCGGCAGATGGCCCGTACTACGCGATGCACCTCGTCAAGGTCTTCGAGTGGATCGGCGGGGAGTGGAAAGCGGCGGATGACCGGGTGATCGTGGGGCCATTGGGAGGGAAGCAGTCATGAGCAACCAGAACGCGGGAGCCGGCAAGGAGTCTTGCCCGTGGTGTTCGCTGTGGAACGCGGCATTCGCGGCGAGTCGGCTGCCAGTGTTCGCCGATCCGCCACCGTACACAGGACACCACTACACGGCAGCCTATCGATTGCGAGCGGCTGCCGTCGACATGATGCCAGATTTGGCCCGACGAAGGACGGACTGCCCCGGCTGCAAACGATCTGCCGAGATCTACTTGGGCGAATACCTCGGGGACGAGCGACGGGAATGGCGGCGGAAGCTGGTGAGCGACAACAGCACGAACCGAGCGTTGTTCAAACTCGGCCCGCATGATCGACAGCCGGAAGGAACAAACAATGCGACTTGAGCGAGTAGACGTTTACTCATGGCGTGGCAGACTGTTCAAATCCACCGCATCAATCGAGGTGCGAGAGATGAGGGCCGATGGCAGCGACATCGCGGCAAACCATGTCGACATGACGCCGGAGGAGCGGGGCGAGTTGGTGGCCTATCTGCGGCATCTGGCCGAGAGAGTGAGGGGCGAGAATTGAAACGCATCAAGCCAATACTTGCAGGCTACCGCGTCCGCGACGTGGTTCTTCGCGGGGCGTCGTACCTGATCCGGCGATTCATTTGGGCGGTCTACGATCCGCAGGAGGACGAAACGATTCTCGTGGCACAGTTTGAGTTCTGCCGACTGGCCAAGCAGGACGGCGTGAAGATTTGGGAGACGATCCGGACACCCCAGCGGATTAAGGGTCTGGTCGAGGAAGCCCGGAGGGAATGGACATGAGCCGAGAACGCAGCATCTACAAACGTCTTCGCGCCGGCCCGCAGTCGATGACCCCGACAACCGATCGGCGGAAAAGGGAGGCAGCCGGAACCAGTTGTAGCGAGAGCCGGGCAAAGCCGGACATGTCGGCAATCCGGCTGAAGACGCTTGAGGCATTGCTCCCCCAGAGCGACCCCGAGAAGCAGCGGGCTTTCGTCCAGGGCGACCCCGACAAGTTGCGGGCGTGGCGGTTGTCCCAGATGCTGGCCCTCGGGTTCGCGGTAACCGAATAACCTTGACGCCCTCCCGCCCTTCGCCCACAATCGCTAGCGGAGGTGCCGACATGGGTACACAAGCGGTGGGGAGTGAGGCGGGGAAACTGAGTGGCCACGATGTGCGGCGGGTGATGCTGCACGTGGTCCAGATGGGGCTTGGAACAGGGCTGACGGTGTTGGCCGAGAACCTCGGTCACCTCGGGTTAGGCCCGTGGCAGCCTATTGCGGCTGTAGGTGTGACTGCGGCGATCGATCTGCTGCGGCGGTGGGTGACCAGCACGGCGGTCGTGCCGGTGGAGCCCGCGAAGTGAACACGGTGATCACCCTCGTGGCGCTGTCTGTGGCGATGCTGGCGCAGGTCGCTCCCGTGCTGGCGACGGTCACGGATGGCGGCGGCGGCGGTGTGGCGGCTGTGTCCCCAGGGGCGGTATTCGAGGCGGTTCGCGACGTGTTGAACGTCGGCCTGATTGGGATTCTGGGGTACGCGATCCGCTGGGCGGTGGTGAACCTCGGTCCCAAGGTGGTCGAAGCGGCGGACCGGCATAACAGCCTGATTGCCAAGCTGGAGGGGGCGATTGACCGGCTTGAGCAGCAACACCAGACAGTCCAGCGGGACATCAAAGAACTTCATCAATCCTGCGCGAACTGGAAGCCAAAGCCATGACATCCGACCAAGTTGAAACCAGTCTCCGCAAGGCGCTGTCAGCCCTCCCACCCCCGGCAGGAATTCCGCCAGCGAGCAACAACCCGAAGATTCAGGAGGTGGCGAACTCCATCGTTCAGCGGGTGATGGAGATTCTCGCGGCCCTTGTGATCATCGGCCCCACGTCGCCCCCGCTTCCGCCCCCGCCGAGCCCCACGCCATGAACTGGCCGAGATGGATCACACAAGCATTGTCAGTGCTGATGACTGCAATCGCCTCAGGGAACCTCGGTCGCCTCACCACAGCGGACGGAAGTCCCGGTGAACTCGCGGTCTGGGCTGGGATTCCCGCGCTGCTGGCTGCGGCTGGCGGTGTGGGGCAGGCGTTTCTGGCCAGGCCCTCGGGTGACGCAGGTAAGCCGGGGAGCCCGGGTCACGCAGAGTTTTGCCAAAGCGTTTACGAGTTGGCAAAGGCGTGCGAACTGGACAGGTTGAAAAAGCTGGTTGAGGCGTGGCAAGCGACCAACCCGGAGCCCCCCAAGTGAGACTCTGCCTTATCGTCCTGTTGCTGGCGGTCCTCGGGTGTGCTCCCGTGCGAGACTCCTCGCGCGACACGTCCCCGCCTGCACGGGACGAGGTGGAGACAGCAGCCCGGGAATTCCGCCAGACACTGTTCCGGGAACTGTCCGAGCGAGCGGCCCGGACATCGGAGACCGACCCGGGGGACTGGGCAGCGGCTGCTGAGGCGTGGCGGGGCGAGCAGATCGAGGCCAGGCGGGTCGCCAACGAGCGGCTGGAGGCGGCGATTCTGCGGGCTGCTGGCGAGCAGGAACGATGGGATCGGGAGCGGTGGCGGTCGGTGTTGATGAGTCTCTCGCGGGGGTGGGCTGATGAGTGAGCACGGGTTAGGCTGCCTTGAGGCATCGCCGGGCGAGATTGATCAGATCGACGCGATTTGCAGCACTCCCCCGAGCGTGAGCGGAGACATCCCCGAAACTCTTGGGATGCGGCGATGGCTGCGGGTGACAGATCAGGGGCGGTTCAACGCATGCGGGGGACACGCCGGGGATGTGGCTCGCGAGCATTCGAGGGTCGCGGACCTCGGCTACTCTGGTCATTCTGAAGACATGTCGCGACGGTTCTCGTATCTCGCGGCAAAGCATTGGGCAAGGACCCTGCAGGACGGCGACAACGGAGTCTCAATTGAGGCGGTGGTGATGGCGGCCCGCGATATCGGGACTGTGCTGGAGAGCGAGTTTCCCTACTGGCGTGACGGCGAGCGGTTCGACACTGTTTTTCCTGAGCATCTCGTTCCAAGGGCGGCACAACATCGCGTGCAATCCGTGGCGAGAGTAACCACGGGGGAGGAGGTGATCCAACGGCTTGGGGCAGGGATCGGGGCCACGGTGTTCGGGATGTACTGGACTGCCCAGATGGCGGCGTATCGGGGCGGCGTGATTGATCGCATCTCGGGGAATCGGGCGGCCGGGCATGCCGTGTGTGCGGTCGACTACGAGCGGTCGAAGGGGATCATCTGGGTAGCCAATTCCCACGGTGAGCGATGGGGGGATCGCGGGTGGTTCGCTGTGACGGTCGACACGATGACGCAACTACTTTCGCAGCCCTTCGGCGCGTACACGGTCAGCGGTGTGCAGGGATTCCAGCCCCGGAAGTTCAATTGGAAGGGATTCATGGCGTGAAGACGATCATCCTACTTGCGGCCCTCGGCCAGTTCACCGACCCGGGGCCAGTCCAGACCGGGGGAACGGGTGTCACTCCTCGGGCGTCTGATACAGCGACTGGGGGAGTCCTGTCATCCTCCCCTAGGACCGCGGCAGCGCTCCCCCGCGTCTGGATGGTCACGAGCCCGAATTGCCCGCCATGTGCTGCGGCCGATGCGTGGATTCGCGACAACGGTTTCCCGTTCCAGGTGACCAAGACCACACCACAGAATGGCCAATCGACCCCTACCTGGGTGTTTCAAGGCAGCGACGGGCGATACTGGCAGATCGTCGGCTGGCGTGGCCGTGAGACGGTCGAGCAACTCGCGGCAGCCTACGCCGAGAAGAATCCCCGGCAGGAGCCCGTAGCAGCCCCACGGCGAGCCCCAGAGGCGGAGACGGCCGTTGAGACGATCCGGCGATTTGCCGGGCGTGGCGGGCGGTTTGTGTTCGTTCCAGACCAGCCCCAGACGGCACAGGTTACGGACGGTGTTACGCTGCAGGTCGGGGAGATCCGGGGGCGGTATGACCTGACAGGGCCGGAGCCGCGCATCACGTTCGACACGCCGACGCCTCGGGGAACCGTCGAGAAATTCGGGTTCGGCATCGGTTACCGTGTCGAGGGGGCGACGTGGAGCCCGCCGAAGAATGAGGTGCGAGTCGCCACCAATTGGAAGACGATCAGGATTTCGCTTGAATGAAGGTTGAAACACTGGCCTCACAACTGGAAATCGAATACTGGCGGAACAATCGTCATCGGATGGCGGTGGGCAATCCCCCGAGCGAAGACGAGACGGTGGCAGCCAATGCTTATCTGTCGACGCTGGCAAAGCACACAGCGAAGGCGGGTGTGCGGTTTGCCAAAAGAAATCGTGGGGGCCGAATCGATTCGACCCCGGCTGTCTCGGTCGTGCAATCGTTGGTGCATGATGCCGAGGCCAAGATGCGTCGAGATCCGGAGTGTGGTATCGTTCTGGAGACCATCGCGGCGATTGTGATTCGGTCCCTTCTTGAGAATCTCGCGTGGCGGCTGGCACTGTGGCTGCTGAGTGAATCGGCCCACGATGAGCGGGCGGACCTTCTGTGCAGGATGGAGGCGGAATAGTGGACCCGGAAGTTAAGCGACTGATCGACGCACAGGCTGCACTCAACGCGGCACAGGCCAAGCAGATTGCCGCATTGGTGGCGCGAGTCGAGCAGCTTGAACGGCAAGCCCCCGCGTTTGTGTTGGGGGAGATCCGCGACCTTCTCAGGCCCTTGTCAGCACATGCTGGGCGGATCTTGGCAGTTCAGGCGGGAGCATTGGGGGTGCGGCAGTGAACAATGCCTTCATGGTGGTCCCAGCATTCAACCACCCAATCAACATCGAGCATGCCACGACCCCGCTACCGGTCCCACCGGGGACGGCGTGGGTGCGGTTCTCGCTGGCGTCTGCTCAGCCGATGCGAGACCGTCCGCAGTTCGGAGCACGGCTGCAGATCTGGTGGACTGACTCGCTGGGCCGGATCCCCATTGCCCGGGATCTGTGGTTCTCGCTGCCTCGGGATCGCTGGGAAGACATCGAGATCCAGGAGGGGCTTCCCATTGCCTCTCATGCCGTCGACAGCCCCCCGGGGATCGTTCCTCACGATGTGGGACCGTTCGCCTATGTGGTCGAGCAGGCCCCAGCAGTGAATCAGGCGGACGTTGTCAAGCTCCCTGCCGGGTACGACAGAGTGTTCCTGAAGTACACCCTTCTGGGCGGAAACAACGGAAGCCCGGTGAACGTGGCGGTGGTCCTCGAAGCCCTCGATGCAAGCGAGCAGCCTCTGGAGTTCGTGTAGTGCCAATCACGATCACACAATCGAAAACGGCGTTCATCACGTCGGCATCGACGAGCCACCCGGTGACGTTCGACTCACCGACCACGGTCGGCAGTTGGGTGGTGATTGTGTGGCGGCAAGGCACGGACAACCGTACCCCGAGCGTACCGGTCCCCTCGGCGGGAACGTGGAGTGGTCAACAGGACTGGCTGGCCACGACTGGCAGCAATATTGCAGGCCGGTTGTTCTGCTGGTCGGCACAGCAGACAGGCAGCGGGACGGCGACGTATACGATCACCGTCTCCGCAGCGACTGCAACCGGGTCAATCTCCGCCTACGAATTGGCGGGGGTCGATGTGTCGGGAACTCCTCGGGGTGGTAGTGGGACGCAATCGCTGACGACAGCGACATCGCACAACGTGATTGCCTCCCCGGGGATCGATCTGTCGTCGGGAAACATCGTGGTAGCAGGGGCGGCCACGAACTCGACAAGCTGGGGCACGTTGACGGCCCCGAGTAATTTCAGCAGCGACATCGCAACCAACACAACGACCGGCAGTATCTCGACGTGGATCGGCCAGCGGACTGCCTCGGGAACCGGCATCACGGCGCAGTTGTCTATCACGACAACGCGGCCAGTGGTCACCGGATATCAGGTCTACTTGCAGGAACCAGCAGCGGGCGGGCAGCCCTTCGCGAAGAGATTGGGCGGGGTGCCGCATAACGCGATCAGAGCTAGGAGGGTGTGGTAATGGCGGCAGGTGATGCATCGGCGTTCGGGCGGAAAAACGTGGCCTATCGGGTGACGTTCCCGATCTTCGACGCTGACGGGGATCTGGTCAGCGGGGCGACGGGGTTGGACTCGGAAGTCAGCAAAGATGGGGGAACGTTCACGGATGCGACGAACGAGGCCACCGAGATCGCCACATCCAGCGGGATCTATTACCTCGATTTGACTGCCACCGAGATGAACGCCGATACGGTGGCGGTGCTGATCAAGACGTCGAGCAGCGGGGCCAAAACCACGGCGTTGGTAATCTACCCCCTGAAGGACGGGGATATCGTCGCCAATATGACGCAGGTCGCAGGCCAGACCGCGAGTGCGGCCGGTGCGGTCACGTTCCCCGGGACGATTGCGTCCACTACCAACATTACAGCGGGCACGATCACCACGGCGACCAACGTTACCAACGCGGTGACGGTGGGAACCAACAACGACAAGACCGGCTACAGCATCGGCACGGCGGGCATCACGTCGAGCAGTTTTGCGGCGGGTGCGATTGACGCGGCGGCGATGAACGTCAACGGCAGTGAGTTTACCGCCATCCCTTGGAATCCGGCGTGGGATGCTGAGGTCCGCACGGAAGTGCAGGGTGCCATCGAAACGAACCATCTCGACCACTTGTTGGCGGTGGCCTACGACCCGGCGAGCCCGGTGGGTGTGGCAGACTCGTTGTTGAATGATCTGGTCGAGGACAACGGGGCGGGAACGACTCGATTCACCACAACAGCCCTCGAACAGGCTCCCGCTGGGGGTGGTGGCGGTGGCACGGACTGGACCACGGACGAGCGGACGCAGATTCGGCAGATTTTGGGTGTGGCCACAAGTGGCACCACGCCGACCGATCCGACCACGGGCATCCTTGACACGATCCGGGATCTGGTGGTCACGGTGGACACTGTGGCCGACCGAATCGAGGTGGACACGCAAGATATCCAAGGCAGGCTCCCGGCGGCCCTCGTCAGCGGGCGGATTGATGCCTCGGTCGGGGCGATGGCCTCGGGCGTCCTCACTGCTGCGGCGTTGGCTACGGATGCTGTTGGCGAGATCGCGGACGGGGTCTGGGATGAGGCCTACGGCGGTCACACGACGGCGGGATCGTTCGGCAAGCTCATGGACACGCTGCGGAAGGCCAATTACATCACCGAAGGGGCTGTAGCGGCGGGCGGGACACCGACGACGACGGTGTTCAGGACCAATCTCACGGAGCCGACGGGCACTTTCGACAACCAGACCTTGCTATTCATCACGGGAACTCTTGCGGGCGAGAGCAAGCCGGTCCAAGCCTACTCGGCCACGAATGGGCAGATCACCCTTGGCGATGCGTTGACGGCAACGCCCACGGCGGCGGATGAGTTCGTCATTCTGCCCGACCACGTGCATCCCCTGGGCGAGATCGCCACGGCTGTCTATACCGGCCAGATGAGCGAGTCGTATCGCGCTGCTGGTGTTGCCCCGACACTGGCCCAAACTCTGTTTGAGCTGATCGCACAGATGGGCGATTCGGCGATCAGCGGCACCACGAAGACGCTGAAGAAGATCGACGGCACCACGGCGAAGACGTTCACGCTGGACTCGGCTACGACTCCCACAAGCATCACTGAGGCCACATGAACGGCAGCCCGTCGGCAATCATCAGCATGGGATACGGCTCCTGGGGCAGCCCGGGGCTGGTGCTCACGCTGGGCTACGGCATCGGGGCAGCGGTGGCGGCACCAACCGGACGATGCGAGTACACCGTACAGCCCCAGCGGATCGACTGGACGACGCAGAATCAGCGGATTGAGTGGAAGGTGAAACGATGAGCGAGCTGACGTGCAAGCAGGTCTACACCATCGCCAGGTCAGAGGTGCGAGCATGTGCCGTTGACCTCGGCGAGAATACAGCAGGGCAAGAGACTGGCGTGCTGAAGGCGGGCGATACGGTTGCCAGCGGTACGATCGCAGTGACCGACAAGCCGATAGGGGCGACAGATCCAACTTTGGGGGCTGTGTCGGTCAACGGGTCGGCCAGCTACGTCAACGGCAGGCTATGCAGTGCGGGGGAAGCAGTGTCTTTTACGGTCACCACGGGAGCGAGCCAGACGTTGGGGCGGTATGTGCTGTTGTTGACGGTGACGACCACGAACGGTGAGACTGTCAAGCGGCGACTGCTGTTTGATGTGGGGGCTGAGTGATGCCGCGATTGCCAGATGGTTTTCGGATGCGTCCCAAGGCACAGGACGAGCAATCATGGGCCAGCAGGCAAGCGGCGTCACGTGGATGGTACGCGAGCCGGACATGGTTGGCGTTGCGTAAGTTGGTGATGGTGCGAGATGCGTACATGTGCCGAGCATGTGGCAAGAGCACAGGGCAATCAGCCCACATTGATCACATTGTGCCACATGGTGGAGACTGGGAACGATTCACTGACCTGAGCAACCTTCAAACGTTATGTGCAGCATGCCACAGTGCCAAGACGGTGCGAGAGCGTGGAGGGATCGACAGGTGACGGGCGAACAGGGTAAGGGGGGGCCAACAAAGCTGGGTGGGCAGATAATCGAACCGCGTTTGTCTCGCGCACATATTTTTGACAGGTTTGGAGGTGTCAATTGATGGATCGTGTGCCCCCTGTCGGCTTGGCAGGTGCCGGGCGTAGGCTGTGGGCTGCCGTGTGGGACGTGGCCCCGGTGCTGCCCCAGCATCAGGAGGTGTTACTACTGGCATGCAAGCAAGCTGATCGGGCGTCTGAGTGTCGCGAGATCCTCAGCAAGTCAGGCCTCGTGCAGGTAGACCGGTTCGGCAGCGAGCAACCGCATTGGGCCATCGAGACCGAGCGTAAGGCATCGCAGGCGGCGGCCCAACTCGTCAAGCAAGTGTGCGCGTCCATCGGCAAGGACGCTGTTTCCCAAGCCGTCGAGGAGGACCTCTTCGGGTGAGCTACGTTTTTTCCGAGCCACATGCAAACAGGATTGAGCAATTCTTTGCTCAGCAGCTGCGGTACGTCGAAGGTGCCAAGGCCGGACAGCCGTTCGTCTTGGAGCCGTGGCAACGGAAGATCGTCCGCGACCTGTTCGGCTGGCTGCGGGAGGATGGGACACGGCGCTATCGGCTGGCGTACATCGAGGTTCCCCGAAAGAACGGCAAGTCGACATTCGCGGCGGGGATCGCGTTGTATCTGCTGCTATGCGATAGGGAGGAGCGGCCCCAAGTCTACTCATGTGCTGGTGACCGAGAGCAAGCGGGCATCGTATTCAGAGCGGCCCGCGAGATGATCACGGCGGGGACTCCGACGCTACAGGCCGAAGCGGACCTGAGACAATACGAGATCCGTGGCAACCGTCGCGGCGGCTGGTATGCTGCAACCTCCGCAGAAGCGTACAGCGCTCATGGCAAGTCGCCCCACGGGATTATCTTCGACGAGTTGCACACGCAGCCCAACCGCCAGTTGTGGGACGCGATGTTGTCGGGTCGCGGAGCCCGTGCTAATCCTCTGGTGGTGGCAATCACGACGGCCGGACATGATCGGTCCTCTATCTGCTGGGAGATGCACCAGAGGGCAGTGGCGGCGATTGCCGACCCGGACTCTGACCCGACATTCTACGGGGTGATCTATGGGGCGGACTCTGGCGAGGATTGGACATCAGAAGAGGTGTGGCGAAAGGCCAACCCGAATCTGGGCGTGTCTGTCTCTCTGGACTTTTTGCGGGATGAATGCACGGCCGCCCGGAACAATCCAGCGGCGGAAAACGTCTTCCGGAATCTGTATCTTAACCAGTGGACAGAACAGGCAGTCCGCTGGATTCAGATGCACCACTGGGACCAGTGTCGGACAGACTTCGACCTCAGCGAGTTCTCGGGCGAACCGGTCTGGTGTGGGCTGGACTTGGCGTCAACGCGCGATATCAACGCCCTCTCGATGGTCTTCAAACGCGATGGTGATTACTACGTCAAATGCCGCTACTGGATGCCCGAAGAAGTCGCGGACATTCGCGGCAAACAGGACAGGGCACAGGCCAAGCGGTGGGCGGCACAAGGGCTGATCACCCAGACCGACGGCAACGTAGCCGACTACGGTGTGATCTGTGCGGAACTGTGCGAGGTGGCCGAGCGGTTCGACTTGCAATGTCTGGCCTACGACCCCTGGGGACCGGCACGAGCGATGGCCCAGCAACTGGCGGCGGCGGGGTTCCCTGCCGAGCGGCTGAAAGAATTCCGCCAGACCATCGGCAGTTTTGCAGCCCCCTCGAAGGAGTTTGAAAGGCGGATCGCGAACCAGACACTACACCACGACGGCGACCCGGTGCTTCGCTGGATGGCCGGAAACGTAGCGGCGGAGCGGGACAAGAGCGATAATATCCGGCCCAGCAAGTCGCGGTCTGCGGACAAGATCGACGGCATCGTTGCCACCATCATGGCCCTCGGTGCTGCAATGGTCGCGGATGAAGTGGGCAGTGTCTACGAAGTCGAAGGGAGCCTAGAACTGTGAGCATTCTTTCCGGGATTCGGCGGGGTCTGGTGAATTGGATCGCGCCGGAGACCCGCGGCATGTCGCAGCAGGTGGCAGACGCCTTGATGCCGCGAAGCTCCAGCGGGGTGGCGATCACCGAGACTTCGGCGATGACAGTCTCAGCGGTCTACGCTGCAGTTCGTGTCATCGCGGAAACAATCGCCCAGCTTGAATGGGAAGTCTACGAGCGGCAGGACGAGTCGAATATCGAGCGATACGACCACCCGTTGCGGCTGCTACTCGACCAAGAGCCAAACGCGGAAATGACGGCGTTTTCATGGCGGATTGCCATGATGACCAGCTTTTATCTCCACGGGAACATGGTCGCGGAGATCGAACGCAACCGGGGCGGGCGGCCCGTGTCGCTGTGGTGGATTCACCCGGCCCGCGTGGCCATGAAGCGCGACAGCACGAAACGCATCTACTACGAGGTGACCGACGAACACGGGTTGAATCCCGTCCGCCTCGATCCGATCGATGTGTACCATGTCCCCCTGATGGCTGCTGATGGGATCGTCGGGAAGGGGCTGGTCCAGCGAGCCCGAGACAGCTTCGGCCTCACACTGGGGATGGAACAGTATTCGGGCAGCAGCTTTGCCAATGGTGCGAGACCCGGTGGCATCCTCAAGCATCCCGGCAAGTTGACGACAGACGCCCGGAGGAACATCCGCGACGAATGGGACGCGATGCACCGGGGGGCGGACAAGGCTGGACGGATTGCCGTTCTCCAAGAGGGCATGGAATTCCAGGCGATGCAAATGTCGGCCGTTGACGCCCAGTTGCTGGAGCAACGGCAATTCCAAATCGCCGAAGTCGCGAGGTGGTTCAACATCCCGCCCCACCTTCTGCGGGACTTGTCGCGGGCGACGTTCGGCAACATCGAACACCAGAGCATCGAGTACAAGACCTACACCATTCGCCCCCTTGCAGTCGCGATGCAGCAGGAAGCCCACCGCAAGCTGTTCAGCAAGGAAGAGAAGCCTACCTACTTCACCGAGCTTGACCTCGATGATCTATCGTTGGCAGACTTGAAGAGTAGGTATGATGCCTATGCTGTGGCCCGGCAGAATGGATGGATGAGCGCGAACGAGATCAGGGACCGAGAAGGAATGAACCCAATCCCGACCGAAGACGGCGACGCCTATTTGATCAATGGGAACATGGTTCCCCTTACAACGGCCATGCAAGCCACCCCGACCCCGAGCGTCGGACAGACGAGCGTGGCACAGGCGGAGGAGGATGATTCTCCAGCCCTTGGCGACGCGCTGCGGTCGATTCTGGAGAACGACCTTACCCGGCTGCTGAGCAAGGAACGCAACGCGGCCACCAGGGCGGCGAACAAGCCGGGCGAGTTCGTGGGTTGGCTGGATGCGTTCTACGTGGAGCACGCGGCGACCCTCGAACAGGCAATCGGCCCGACGGTACGAGCCCTGGGGCTGCACTTGCGGCAGTCTCTCGACACGGCCGACATCGTGGCCCGTCATGTCGAGCAGTCCCGCCAGGCACTGTTGACGGCGTGCGAGGTGTCGGCGGATCGGCTGGCGGAGAGCGTTGAATCGGTTGTGTCCCGATGGGATGCACGGAGGGCGACCGAGTTTGCCCGGGAGGTGGTGCGATGATTGACCGAGAGTACAGAGCGTGCGCGGAGATCGAATTGCGGTCTGAGGCTGACGGCAAAGTGACCCTTCGGGGGTACGCGGCCGTCTTCAACAGCCTGTCTCAAGACCTCGGCGGGTTTGTTGAGATCATCCGACCTGGGGCGTTTACCAGAACGCTGGCGAGCGGTGCCGATGTGCGGCTGTTGGTCAATCACGAGGGGACTCCGCTGGCCCGCACCAAGTCCGGCACCTTGCGACTCGCTGAGGATCAACGCGGGCTGAGGATGGAAGCCGACCTCGACCCGAGCGACCCCGACGTGCAGGCGTTGGTTCCCAAGATCCGCAGGGGCGACATGGACCAAATGTCGTTTGGGTTCACCACGAAGAACGACATCTGGAGACAAGAGGGGGAGCGGCAGATCCGCGAGCTGCACAACGTCGACCTGTTCGACGTGAGTGCTGTGACCTACCCCGCCTACCAAGCAACCGAGATGGCGTTGCGTTCTCTCGCCAAAGCTAAGGCTCTGCAAGGAATGCCGTTCGATCTGGCCCAACGAAAAATCCAGCTGGCCAAGCTGAAGACGTATTGACAGTCGACTGCAAGTCAGTACGATTTAACACAGATTGATGCTGCCGGAAAAAACTTCCCAGCCCGTTGGCATGGTGTTGATTCCGCGAGACATCCGCAATTGCCGTTGCAGGCGTGGATTGTCAGCAGGTGTTCGCACTTGCCGACGGTTCACGCCTGATGTGTTATCTGGTGGTCGTCGGCCAAAACGGAGACGACATTATGGATTTGCAAAAGCTGGCTGATCAGGCCCGCGAATTGCGTTCGGCCAAGTTGGCTGAAGCGGAGGGGGTTCTGCTGGCGGCGGCGACCGGTGGCGAGGGCGGCAAGTCGCGGCCCCTCACTGACGACGAGACCCGGCGATACGAGGGGCTGTTGGAAGAGGCTGGCAAGGCCGGGGCTGAGGAAGCCCGGTTCGCCAAGCTGATCGCCGAGAAGGCGGCACTGGCTGCCAGCGAGGGGCGGCGGAGTGCTCCCACCCCTGCCCCTGGGATTGTGGCCCCGGCCCCGAAGACCGAGATCCGGACGCTGCGGCGGTTCGGTTCCTTGCGGTCGTTCAAGGGGCCCGATGCGCAGGACAAAGCTTACGCTGCCGGGCAATGGTGTCTGGCCATCCTCGGCGGGGACCAGCGGGCGGCGCAATGGTGTGCCGACAACGGGATCGAGACCCGAGCGCTGCAGACCACGAGCAACAACCTCGGTGGGTTCCTCGTCCCCGAGCAGATGGAAACCGCGATCATTGATCTGCGGGAAGAGCGGGGCGTTGCCCGTCGGGTGCTGCGGATTCGTCCGATGCAGTCCGATACCCTGATTGTTCCCCGTCGTCAGTCCGGCGTGACCGCGTATTTCGTGAGCGAGAATGCCGAGATCACGGCGTCTGACAAGGGCTGGGACACGGTCAGTCTGACGGCCCGCAAGCTGGCTGTCTTGACCAAGTATTCCAGCGAACTCAACGAGGATTCGGTCATCTCGATTGCCGACGATCTGGCGCAGGAAATCGCCTACGCCTTCGCGGACAAAGAGGATGAATGCCTCTTCAACGGTGACGGCACTTCGACCTACGGCGGGATCGTCGGCCTGAAGAATGCCCTGGGTGACGGCAGCGAGGTAACGGCCATCACCGGCAACACCGCGTTCTCAACCCTCGACCTCGAAGATTTTGAGGCGATGGTTGGCAAGCTGCCTCAGTACGCTGTCAACGGGGCGAGGTGGTACATCAGCCGCGTCGGTTGGGCGAACTCGATGCTGCGGTTGGCCGAAGCGGCTGGCGGCAACACGGTGGCGCAGATCGCTGGCGGTGCTCCCCTGCAATTCCTCGGGTTCCCGGTCGAGATCGTCCAAGTGATGAACTCCACGACCACGGCCCAGACCTCGACGGATGGGATCGCCTACCTCGGCAATCTCGATCTGGCGGCCTCGATGGGCTCGCGCCGTGGCATCTCGATTGCCGTGGATGGAAGCCGGTACTTCGAGTTCGACCAGTTGGCCATCCGTGGGACCGAGCGCTTTGACATCAACGTGCATGAGAAGGGAACGGCCTCGGCGGCTGGTCCGGTGATCATGCTGAAGACCCCCGGATCGTAAGGAGCCTGATTCATGATCCACGGACAAAATACGCGATTTGTTTCGATCACGCCCCCGGCGGCGATTGTCAACAACGCCAGTTACACCACGGCCAGCATCGATACCCTCGGTTACGAATACCTCGAAGTCTTCGTTTACGTTGGGGCAACCGATGTGGCAATGACGGCCTTGAAGCTGCAGGAATCGGACACAGATGGCAGCTATGCCGACGTGACCGGTCTGGTGTATGGCACCTCGGCCAGCATCGCGGGGACCACGGCGGCACTGCCGACGGCGACCGACGACAACAAGTGTTTCAAGTTCGAAGTCGATTTGCGTGGACGCAAGCGATATTTCGACCTTGTCGCCACTGC